CTGAAGATAGCAATGGTAAATTAACTGTTGATTACACAGGCGAACTTGAAACACATTATCCACCTGCGAAATCTTCTACCACATCGGTAGCGGTAACGCTTAAATAAAAAGTTATGACACTTAAAGAACAAGGTAATTTAAATGCATTCCCAATGTTAAATCCTGACCCATCACAAAATGATGAATTCGGCTTAACCAAACGTGAATACTTTGCAGCAATGGCGATGCAGGGATTATTGGCTAATGGTAAATACATTTGTAATTACAAACTTTTAGGAGAAGAATCTGTAATGTTTGCCAATGCTTTGATCGAAGCATTAAACAATACCGATAATCCAAACTTACAACCATAACACGGCAGTCATGTTAGCGTAATCGGGAATGAATACCGACTTGGGATAACGCCTTCGCATTGTAGCGGAGAGATGCGGGTTCGAGTCCCGTACATGGCTCTAAATCACACCGGCTCTGATTATCCGGCGAATCAATGGCAACACTTATCAATGCCTACATCACAAAGGCGAAACTTGAACAACTGCTTGCACAGGCAGACAAAGGGGTAGCTTTCACAATCGCAGTAAACGATGAAGCGAATGCCTACAACCAGAATGTATCTCTGTACCTTGCACAGACAAAGGAGCAAAGGGAAGCGAAAGAACCTAAGACCTACTTTGGAAACGGTGCAGTTGTATGGACTGATAACAAGGTTACGCTTGCACCGAAGAAGGATGCACCTGCGGAAAACAAGGTAGTAACTCCGAATTACACCGGCGATCTCCCATTCTAATCACACGGGGAAGGGTTATACCTTCCCCTTAATTTTGCCCACTATGACAATCCACCAATACCTCCGCAACAAAGACATCCGACTTAACACTACTGCAATGCTCAAAGACGGCAAATGGTACCGTTACATTGGCGGTGCATGGGTGCCTGAAAAGCAGTTTCAGTTGATGTTTCCTCTACCTTCGAAGATTGGGAATAACTCCGATAACCCAAATAAAAGAGCGTTTTATCTTGATTAATATGACCCACGGTTCACTATTTAGCGGAATAGGCGGATTTGATTTAGCAGCCGAATGGATGGGATGGGAAAACGTATTCCATTGTGAATGGAACGATTTTGGACAAAAAGTATTACATCATTACTGGCCTAAAGCAATTTCATATCATGACATCACTAAAACAGACTTCACTATTCACAGAGGAAAGATTGACATCCTCACAGGTGGATTTCCTTGCCAACCGTACTCAAGCGCCGGAAAGCGAAAAGGAAAAGAAGATGAACGACATCTCTGGCCGAGCATGCTTAGAGCAATTAGAGAAATTCAACCACGTTGGGTTGTGGGCGAAAACGTTCTCGGCCTTGTTAATTGGTCAGGAGGGTTGGTATTCCACGAGGTGCAAGCTGACTTGGAAGCTGCGGGGTACGAAGTATGGCCGTATGTACTGCCAGCTGTATCCGTCAACGCTCCCCATAGAAGAGATAGGGTTTGGTTTGTTGCTAAAAACACCAAGTGCAATGGATTCGTATTCGGAGAACCTAACCAAGAAGGAGCAGAAATTCGGGAATTCAGGAACGCTTGCACAGGAGGTTCAGACGGGGTTTATTTATCAGAGGGGCCTACTCCCCACCCCCACCGCAATGGACTCAACCAACGCAACGTCAACGATGAGTATGGGGATGTTGCCGACACCGAGAGCCAACCAAGTGAATGGATGCGACCTGAACTTCGAAAGTTTAGCCAACAGGAACAAAGGGAATCTGGAGGAACACATAGCCAAATGGGTAACAATGCTGCCGACACCGGCCACACGGGATTACAAGGGAGCAAGGTCAACGGAAGCACTGGAGGAAGCGGGAAGGAATCAGACAAACTCACTACCAGATGCGTTAGCTCAAACTGGCAAAACTTCCCAACTCAATCCCCTATTTGTTCTCGAAATGATGGGATTTCCTCCCGACTGGACGGAATTACCTTTTCTAAGTGGAGAAACGAATCAATCAAAGCAGCCGGAAACGCAATAGTACCACAAGTGGTTTATCAAATATTTAAAGCAATAGAGCAATATGAAACACTACCCTGAATGGCGGATCCGCTATAATACCGCACACTACAACTACACCGCACAACGTACCCCAAATGTGGTGAAGGATGGATTCTACACTACACCACAGGTGCCTGTGGTTACTAAGTCCAATGGCCTGACAACCTTCATAATCAACTTCCTCAACTGGAGTGGTTACCGTGCTACACGCATTAACACTATGGGCCGGCAGATTAATGGAAAGTTCATCCCATCCGCAACCAGGAAGGGAACGGCTGATATTTCAGCAACAATCAAAGGCAGGTCAGTAATGATTGAAATTAAAGTAGGCAAGGATAAACCCCGACCAGAACAACTTGCAGAGCAGCAACGGGAACGGCAAGCAGGGGGTATTTACGAATTCGTGCATACACCAGAGGAATTCTTCATTATATTTGACCAGATTACAAGTCATTAAAGGCATAAATTGACCTTAATGACCGAGATATAAGTCACAAACCAACCCAACATGATAAAACAAATTTATGCCGAATACACCGACATCGGCATCAAAGTAATCCCTATAGAATGGGATATAACCAACAAGCAACCCGTATCACACCGCAACTGGTCTAATCCTGATGATCTTACCCTGCGGCCATCCGATAACGGCCTAATGATTCTAACCGGTAATAACTACGGGTGCCTTGACTTCGACCTTAAGAATACGAAGGACAAAGAACTATTCAACAAGTGGATGGCAATGGTTACAAATGAGGCACCGGAGATACTCTGTAACCTATTTATAGAGCAAACGAGGAACGGTGGCTACCATGTTTGGATGTTCTACCGACACCTACCTAAAAAGCAGCAGTTAGCTGCCAATCCCGAAGGGAACGAGGTAATCGCACTATACTGCAACGGCCCGGTAGTGTACTCCTACCCAACACCTGGTTATACAGAGTTCCACCAGTCAATGGCTGACATAACGGAACTAACGGTTGAACAATATAACTACCTGATTGAGGTTAGTCAGTATTTCAATGAGTACAAGCCGGCCTACGATCCGACCAAAAAAGCCATCAACTACCCGAAAGGATATGAGCAGCAGTTATCAGATTATGACAAAAACATCACAGAAGATAGTTTTGAGGCGATTCTGACCGCTATCGGCCTATTTCCGATACCTAACTACCATTATCGCAAAGCGGACAAATTTCGAGCCTACAGGCGGCAAGGAAGCGCATCTGTAGGAATCAGCGCAAAGGTCTACCATGCGGCAAAAAGGGTACTGATATTCTCCGCATCAATGGATAACTTCCCGAACTGGCATAACAAAGAAGAATATCCCGAATGGTCTTTGCCTGCATCGTTTATGCTTTTCTACCATTTAGGTAGGGATTGGGAAAAAGTACTTGCACATATCGGCATCGTAAAGGACACAACATCATATCCTTATGAAATTTTTCCACAGGAAATACAGAGGTCGCTATTCGAAGTAGCTAACGAGAAATCACTACACCCAGAGTTTCTTGCAACGGCAGGACTATGGACTATTTCATCGCTTGCCGGCAACTGCTTTACCTCCGAAATATCAGAGGACACAAAAAATATCATTTTCGCTTTAATGATTGCACCCGTTTCAGTTGGTAAAACACCGGCATTCAAAGCGATGTGTGAGATACCATTACGGGAACTGCTATCAAAGGAAGACAAACTCTATGAGGATGAAGTAAAGCATTGGAACCTGGAAAGAGCAGATGCCAATAGCCGCAAAGAGCCATTTAACAAGCCACACCCAAAGCGATTCCACCCCTTTGCCGTTGATGGCACCACAGAGGGGTATATCTCACTCATGCAGGATCAGCAGGGCGGTATGGGTGTGTACCATGATGAAGCGGAAACTATCCTTAACGCAGGGGCGCATAAAGCAAATAACGATGCCATTTCCTTCTTCACGCAAGCATTCAGCGGTGGCCGTTATACGCAAATCAGAGCCGACAGGTCGAAAGAAAGGGTAGTAAAATCCCTTAACATTTCCCTGCTTATGGGAACGCAGCCATCCCGACTAAAAAACCTTTTCGGGGCCGACCGCATCCAGTCAGGGTTTGCATCCCGTTTTCTTATGGTACAATCTAACTACATCAACCTGCGTGAAAATGTAAGTTTATTCGCTAAAAGCCGAAAGATGTGCCAGGAGTGGAATGACCTAATCTTTGAACTATACAAGCATAATAAGGCATTTAGTAAAGGGGATCAACCACCCCGACCTATAATGATAAGCGAAGAAGCAAAGCCGATAATGGATAGATATTATAGCCAACAGATGAAGGATGGTAATGTCCGTACTGCTAATTTACTGGAGGAATATGTAATCGGGGCAGAAGCAAAAATGTCTGCTTATTATACCCGGTTCTGCCATCTTATTGCCATCATGCAGAACCCTATGGTACCACTTATCACCCGACAAGTTGCACACCAGGCATGGAAGTTGTACCGTTGGTATGCAGAATCTACATTGCATATTTTGGGTAATATCTTTGATGAAAATGAATCCGGCCTTCCTACTGATCTCCGATTACTGGTTGATAACTTGCCGGCAAAGTTTACTACGAAAGAAATGGAAGCACTATGTACACGACTAAATATCAAACCCCGTAGATTTGTGGATGCTATGCGAAGGCAGGATTTTCAGCGAATGTTTAAGCGAATAGCGCATGGAGTTTATGAAAAGATGTAACTTTGTTCTGATTTCATTATCGGCCAATGCTGCAGTTGCGACCTGCATCACACCCCTCAAA